AGATACCGTTTTTAAATTCTGTCATATACATTTAAAAGTATTGGCAGGGGTCTGCCTAACGGTCTGACCCCTACCAAATTGGTTAAGATTAATTATGCGTTAGCAGAATAACCTTGTGAACCGAATAAAGCGGCTTGACCAGCTGCGATTACAGCTTTTGATGGTGTACCAACTCTATAAGAAACACCAGTTGATGTTCTATTTTCATAAATCATCATACCTTCGTTTCTAAGTTTACCCACCATAGATGCTGGTGAAGTAAGGTCGAATTTGCTTCTTAGAGTTTTCCAAGTCACTGATTGACCTTTAGCGAAAAGATTTCTTACCTTTTCAGTTTTAGTTTGCTTAGTTCTAGCCATGTTGTCTTCTCCTTTATGTTTAAACATGTTCATAATATATTGTAACATATGTTACTCCTTTCAAATTGTGTTTAAAGTTCACCAACTATTCGACAAGACAAAGCGTACATCTGTAGTTTGCTCGTCTGAATTCTATTTGTCATTATCAGGTTCAAAATCTGGTATAAATTCAATACCGTCCATATCTGATAAATCTTTTACCTCTTTTTGTACATCTGGCGACAGTGGTGCGTGTGGTTTATGTTTTTTGTCAATGACTTTACTATAATCCAACTTTGCATTTTTCTGGCCATTTCTTTGTACTTTAATCTGTACCATTTTATCAGCTAAAGCTTGTGCTGGATGATACTTGTTAAAATCTCTATAAATTAAACCTCTAATACTATCAATTACTAATGATAGGTCACGCATAAAAGTGTCTTCTTTTGTTTTGATGCCTGCATTTATAAACTTATCTAAAAGTGTATAAGCAATATCGTCAACTGTTCCTTCAACAAACTCTTTAGTTTGTTCTTCTACTAGTTTTTGGTGATGTTCAGGATTAACATTACCAACATTCTCTCTATTTACTATTTTGTCTGTTGGAAACAGTACGATTTTATCATCAGCCATCTATTACTTCACCTTTGAAATTAACTTTACCTTTATCATTAAAGTATTCTACCAACTGATTGTAACCGCCAATCAATTCGCCTTCAATTACAATTTGAGGCATGGTTCTTACTTGTTTACCAACGGCTTCATACAACTCTTCAGGTGTATTGAAGTCTTTGCCAAACATCTTTTCTTCGTATGTCATTCCAAGGTTTTTCAACAAAGATTTTGCTTTGTCACAGAAAACACAATTAGGTTTACTGTATATCTGGATTGTCATTATTACCACTTTCCATTACATTTTTAAACGCTGTTTGAGCTTTATCTTTTAAGTTATATGCATCAACAGCCTGTTCTATATTGTAATTATACATTTTATTGTATTCACCTAAAGGCAATCTCAAACCAATCCACGCTCTATAGTAACCTGCACTAGTCAAAGTTACATCCTGAGCAAAGATTTCATAACCTCTCACTGGTGTATTTTTGATTGAGTTTACTAATACACTCTCAACCTCAGAAACAACTGTTTTAGTTTCTGTTTTACCAAGTTCAGTTATAAACTGTTTGGATTCTTTGTTCATCTTACCCATAATAATGTCAGCCATTTCAGACTTTGCATACATCTTTGCTTTCTCTATAGCAAGTTGTAAGTCTGGCGATACAGCTGTTGCAACACCATAGATACACTGTTTATTTTTATCTGCCTTTTTAACTTGACCGATAATATTTGTATCTAAGTCACAAGCATCTGTTTCATTAATGTCTGCCATATACCAATTAGGTACGACATTAAGACTATCTGCCTTTTCTTTTTTGATTGTATAACTTGTACTAGAGCAAGCGCCTAACAAGGCAACCATACTCAAAGCTCCAATCGTTTTCACATATTTGTTCATATTATACCTTCTCTTTCATAATATACAGTAATTCTTGTACTTTGTCAAGTCCAGATTGCATAGCGTTTAAAACATCAGCCATAGACACATCCATTCTAGTAAATACAAAGATTACCAGAGCAATAATAATTATATTTTTAATCATTATTCAGCCTCCCATTCACCGTTCTTGTTCATACACACTTTTCCGAACGATTTAAAAGCGTGTTCAGGTCTACTATAATACCTGCAATATTCTGGTGTGTTAACATCACGGTAGTAAAACTGAGCAAACAACTCCCAATAACTAGGACCGTCAAATCTATTTCTACCATCAGCACACTCCAAAATTTCTTCTTTAATTATTTCGTCACCTTTTTGTTTGATAACTACTTTAATATAACAAAACTGACCATTTACTTCAGCAGGATTAACAGGTTTAATCTTAGTGTGATATACTGGTTCACCACCAACTGCAATACCTGTAATTAACATAAAGATAATTAATATGAAAGTCCAAGTTAAGTATCTTCTAATTCGCATATGTTGTAAAGGGTCAAACATAATTTTCTAATTTCTTTATACTATCCTTCGTATTATATATGGTATCTTCAATAAAGGCAAGCCTGGATTGATTACTTGTTAATTCTTTTTCGTCTTCTAACTCTTTGATTTCGTTCTTCAATTGTTCTATTTTTGTTCTTATATCACTTTTTGTCATTGTTTTTCTACCCACTTTCCGTCTGGCAACTGACACGCTGTACCAAACACCATTCGTCTATTTACACCACCAAGACCAACTAACGGCCACTGATTGGTAATATCAATCGTTGCGTCATAGTCTTTACATTTGATTGTTTCTACCATATATGACCTAGTGGTCTTAATAATACCTGAATTGCCTGTCTTTTGATTGTACCAGTTTGTATAACTTGAACCAGCAGGACCGTTGTTTAAATGGTCTACAAAGACGGCATTGTGTACATCATAATCTGAATTGTACATAATATCTGCACCTACAAAGGCACCACCCATAGTACATAATGCAATAGCGGCTGGTTCACCTGTAAACTGAGCACAAGTGGCTGCCGTGGTTGTACCACCTAGTACAGCACCAACTTGTGACCTATTTGTGCTACAAGCACTAACAAGTATTGTCAGCAATATCAGTAGGGTCAATCTTTTCATATTTACCTTTGTCTTGTGACACAATTAAACAATCACTTTGTATTTGTTGTATCAAATTATCAATTTCAACTGTAGCTGCCTTACTGGCTCCGTATTTCATTTCACGGAGCCTATCGGCATCTTTTTTTATACTATCAATCTTATCGCAAAATTCACTAATCTTGTGATACATACTCTTTTACCTTTTGAAATAAGTTTTGAATTTGTAATTTGTTATTAGCAAGTTGGTCTTTACCTTGTTGCCAATTTACTTGTTGAAAAGTAACTATTTCATTCCACTCATTCTGCAACCAATTAGTTACTTTATTTTCTTCTGCTTTGGCAACTGACCATGCTAATAGGTAAATTGCAAAAAACATAAAGATAAGTTTCTTCATACTTTTCTCCCAGCTGTTTTTAAGTCCTCTTTACCAACGACCATATAAGGACCTTTGTTGTAAGCAGGAACGATTGAATACTGTTTACTAATTTCTAATCTTTCTTGCCTTTCTTTGTGGTCAATAGTACCGCCATTACCTAGTTTTGTTTCTGCACTAGGATAACTCGGTGTTTCTCTACGGTAAATTCTATCAGGTTCATATGTACCAACAATATGTTCTGTTTTGACTTTTAGTCTACCAAAACGATATTTAATATAGTCTTCTAAAGACAACATATGTTTGTGCATATTCATTTTTTTCATCTGTTTGTTATACAAACGCAAGTCTTCTTTATATTGTGCAATTTGATTATCAGAAAGATTGTTCATCTTCTTTTGATTTTTTCTCAAAGTGCCACTACTGGTGTTTGTATAGATGATTGCCATAATTAAAATGATAACTCTTTGTTGTTTTCGGTGTAGTCGTCATAACCCTCTTCAGCTTTTTTCTCAGCAAATGTTTTGCCAAAGAAAGCTTTGTAGAAGGCATCTCTTGGATTTGGTGTAAGATACAAGTTTAGTAACTTGTCAAACTTGATATTGACATATTCAAATACTTCAGGCATTGTCTTTTCTAATTCAATGTATTCTTTTAGAAGTTTAATTCTGTTAGTATAGATTTTGTGGTCATCACCTTTGGCCAGTTTAGTGTCTTTAGCCTTAGCGTCATTAAACTCAGCAAAAATCATCTCTTTGTCATATCTAAAGTTAGTTGGTTTACTCATAAGTCCTTTCATAGTTAGTTAATATTCATATATCCTATCAAAATTGATGGATATTGGCAAGTCTTATTGCTGGTCAAAAATGTCGCATATTTACTGGTTTTTTGACCATACTCCGACCTTCGAACAGCTCTTTTCGTCTGTCCTGGCGCATCCTGGCGCCTCGTTTTTTTAAGGAAATACCTCAAAACTCTCAAATACACGGTTTTCGTTCAATTGTGATTGTTCATCAGCCCATTTATCAAACTCGTCACACATAACCTGGTATTTCGATTTCAATACCATAATCTTGTCTTTGGCTGTTGCTGTGTCACCACTATCCAATGCATCATTGATTTCATTCAACACTTCTAAAGTTTCAAACTCGGAAACCATATTATTTCTCCTTAGGATTAGAGTTATCTTCACTGTCCATTAACAACACAATGTAATGAACAGCCTTTAATAAGTCGGCACGATTACGGCCGCCTTTCTTACCAAACCTTGCAAGATATTTAATTGCATTGGCTTGACAAAAATCTTTATCTATTCCACACGACCTTAACAAGTCTTGTACTTGTACGCCATTGGAAACCTGAGCATAATGTTGACCATATGTTGATTTGATATAGTCACCAATTTCTTTCAGGATTTTGTCTTCATTATATTTCATTTGTAGCACTTTCTTCAACTTTGTTGATTTGATTAAAATAACACCAATATGTACCATTGTCGCCTGAATATGTAATAGCGCCTTTGTACCCTAAATCGGTATCATAAGTTTTTGCATTTAAAGCTGTTTCGTTCTCAGCTGCTATGTCATTCATTTCGGTAGCAATACCAATATTGATAATGGTACCCTCTCTACCGTTGTTAGCATAAACATAATCACCTACATTTATAATCATAATATAACTCCTTGTTAGTGTTTAATTTCAAATAAGTATTGTTTATCATAAGAAAGACCAAGACTATAACAAATATAACTGGAATCTTGTTCTTTGTCAAGCCCCTCTGCTTCTAAAATCCATTTAATGGCAGTTTCTCTACTATCTGCACCAAGTTTCATATTTTCTGCAACTTGGTTTTCAAATTTATCATAAGCTTCAGCTTCAAATTTTTCTTCAGCTTCACGCTCTGCTTGTGCTACTTTACAAAGCCTTTCTAATTCTTCTTCTAATTCTTTGTTTGACATATTGTCAAAATCATAATGACGGCCTTTTACACCATATGCATCTTTGTGCATTTCATATACACTTGTGATAAGATTGTCACGCTCATATTCTTCAACTGTAAAAATACCTTGGTCATTCCAGAATTTAATATCTTCTGGTACCATACCAGCCCAACTGCCTGGATTTTCATCCATCCACTTTTTAGATTGAGCGTTAATATTTTTAATGTGTTGAAGTAATGTCATCTTATTCACCTTTCGTTGCATAATATAAGTATTCATCAATTTGGTCTTCGTATTCAATACCAACTAATTCTAAGGCATAGTTATCTTTGTTTTGTTTGATTTCTTCTACACCTTGTTCTAAGGTTATCATATTTGACTTGATTTTGGCAACCACCTGGTCAACAAAATTTTCAGCTTCGTCCCAAAGCCAGTTTTTTACTTTACTCATAGTGTTTTCCTTTCTTTTTAATCACTTTATACACATATCCTATCATAGGTAAATACCATAGGCAAGCGTTATTTACGCTTTTTTTCATTTTTTTTCAATAAAAAAGCGTTATAAATCAATGATTTTTAGGCTGCGTCAAAATGCACAGCTGAGGGAAGGGTGATTTTTAGCAGTTTTTTGCTATTTCCAGTGGTTTTTGACCCATTCCTGGTCACATTCGTGTGGGTCTGGCTTGCCGTGGAACACAGCCACTTTGCCTGTACCTCGTTCAAATGTCCATTCTGTCTTATGAAACCTTGGTTTCTGTCTGGAAAACCACTTAGTTGAGAAAGTCCACTCGTCTGGAAATATTCTAAATTTAGGGTTGTTTGATGCAAGTTTAGATATTACATCTTGGTCGCCTGGCATTCTTTGTAATTCGTTTCTATTTTGTAACCAAGGATTCCATATAATATTGGTTGCTGTTTTATTGTTAAACTTCATAATACTAGAATTGAATATCTTTGTGGATAAGTTGAAGTTATTAATAATACTAAAGGTATCAGGTTCGCCGTGTGTAAACATATCATCTATGTTTTCTAAAATAACCACATCTAAGTCCATATACAATGTTTGACCAACTAGATTGGCCTCA